CCCATTTCGCAACATGTACGGTCCGGCGGTTCGTCGGGAGGTGATCCGATGAGCGAGCGCAAGCCCGATGAGCAGCGCATCCGTCGCAATGCTCCCGAGATCCCGTGGACGGACCTACCGGCCGAGGGTCGCCACGGTCGAGCCCCCGCGCTCCCGAAGTGGGCGGCGCTCGACGCCACCGGCAAGGCGTGGTGGGCGTGGGCGTGGAAGTTGCCCGAGGCGACGCAGTGGCACGAGGCTCAACTGCCGTCCGTCGTTCGCCGCGCCCACCTTGAGGGCTTGTGGCAGTCGACCGAGGACGTGCGCCTCCTGGCTGAGATCCGCCAGCTCGAGACCATCCTGGGCATGACGCCGAAGGCCCGCCGCGAGCTCCGGTGGCGGATCGTGGACGGCGATGAGATCGTGGAGGAGAACGGCCGCAAGGTGCCGGACGACCTCGCCGAGCGCCGGGCGCGCATCCAGGCGAAGCGTGCCGCGAGCTAGCTGGAAGCCACAGGCTGACGGGGACTTCCCGACGCTCGGGTGGGAGATCGTCGCCTTCATCGAGGAGCACCTACGGGTGCCGGCAGGCCCGCTGTACGGCGAGCGGATCGAGCTCACGCTCGATCAGACCGAGTTCTTCACCGAGCTGTATCGCCTCGATGAGCAGGGCCGGTTCGTCTACCGCCGCGCCAGCCGCCGTGGCCCGAAGGGCAAGGGTAAGAGCCCTGAGGGCGCCATGTTCTGCATCGCGGAGTTCTGCGGACCGGTCGTGTTTGACGGGTGGGGCGCCGACGGTCAGCCGAAGGGCAAGCCGAGGAATTACCCGTGGGTGCAGATCGCCGCGGTGTCCGAGGACCAGGACCACAACCTCTACGGCCCCCTGCGGGAGATGCTGGCCGAGTCCGACCTGTCCGCCGACAACGGCGGGGTGGTGGACCTGGGCAAGACCCGCATCGAGTTCAAGGGCGGCGGCGCGCCTGGCAAGATCGAACCGGTCACAGCGTCCGACTCGGCCCGTGAGGGTCAGCCGATCACCGCCGCGGCGCTCGAGGAGACCCACCTCTGGGTGCCGTCCAAGGGCGGGCACAGGATGGCGAAGGTGCTGCGCCGCAACGTCGGCAAGACGAACGGCCGCACGGTGGAGTTCACCAACGCCCCGGCGTTGGGTGAGGGCTCGGTCGCTGAGGCCACCGAGCTGGCGGCCGAGAAGGGCACCCCGGGCTTGTTGTACTCGTCGGCGGTCGGCCGGTTCGTGGACGACCCCAAGAACCCGGAGAACCGGGACCTGATGCTCGCCGCGCTCGCCGACGTGTACGACGACGGGACCGGACGCCCAGTCGCATGGGTGGACCTCGAGCGCCAGTACGAGGAATGCATGGACCCCGATGTCCCCGTGACGGACGTCTACCGGTTCTACCTGAACCTCACCCGCAAGGACGAGAACCGGGCCTTCGACCCCAAGCTGTTCGACCCGCTCGCCGAGCCCCGTGACGTGACCGGTCCGTGCGTGCTGATGTTCGACGGCGCCCGCACGCGTGACTGTGCGGTGCTGACCGCGTGGGAGCTGCGCGACGACGAGCCGCCGTACCACTTCCACGTCGCCTCGTGGGAGCGGCCGGCGCGGGCCGACGCCCTGTACGAGCACCCCCGTGGCGAGATCCGCGCCGCAGTGCGGGACTTCGTCGACGGCCACGACTGCGTGCTGTTCGCCTACGACTCGTCGTTCCACGAGCTGAACAGCCTCTACGACGAATGGGTGGACGCCTACGGCGAGGCCGACCCCGCCAAGGGCACGGGCCTCATGGTCGCCTACCCGACCGCCAGCGGGCAGCGCATGGAGAAGGCGCTGCTTCGCATCCAGGAGGACACCCGGGCCGGGCTGTACCGCCACGACGGCCACGAGCTCGTGACCCGCCATGTCCACAACGCTGTTGCCGCCAAGAACCGTGGAGGTTGGTGGATGCTCGCCAAGGAGACCGACAACCTCAAGATCGACGCGGCGGTGACCATGACGTTCGGTTACGACCTGATGGCGATGGCGCACACGGCTGCTGAGGCGCGTGACCGCCCGGCCGGGTTCGTCGGCGTGGCGTTCGTGTGACGGTGGCCGCGGTCGCCTGCTACTGCGTGGCGGTTCTGCTGTTGTCGATGGGCGCGGCGATGGTCGCGCCGGCGCTGGGCCTGATGGTCGCGGGCGCAGGCGTGGCGGCGCTCACCACCCTGTTCGTGTTGGAGGTCGACGAGTGAAGCTGATCGACCGCCTGACAGGGAACGCGCCCTCATCCGAGGAGCGGTACAGCCTCGAGCAGTTCGCCCAGGACTTGATGCTCTACCAGGGGCAGTGGTACGGGGGCATCCCCGCGTCGCCCAACGGCGGGGAGCGGATCGAGTCGAACTTCGCCGGCTACGTGTCGGCCGGGCTCAAGTCGAACGGAATCGTGTGGACGTGTGTCCTCGCCCGTCTGCTGCTGTTCTCCGAGGTCCGGTTCCAGTGGCGCCGCCAGTCCGACCGCCGCCTGTTCGGCACGCCCGAGCTTGCCGTGCTGGAGAACCCGGGTGACGGGTCGTCCACTGGCGAGATGCTGGCCCGTGCCGAGATCGACGTGTCGATGGCGGGCAATGCCTACTTCGTGCGGGACTACCGCCCGGACCGGATCTTGCGCCTTCGCCCCGACTGGGTCGAGATCCTTTCCGCCGGCGAGGGTGTGCGCTCCGAGGTGGTCGCCTACGCGTACAGCGAGGGCGGCATCGGCGTGGGTGACCCCGAGGTGATCCCGGCGGCCGAAGTGGCGCACTACAGCCCGTACCCGGACCCGTCGGCGCGTCATCGTGGCATGTCGTGGCTGACGCCGATCCTGAACGAGATCGAGGCGGACGGCGGGTTCACCGACTACCGCCGCAAGTTCGTCGATCAGGCGGCGGTGATCCCCTACGCGGTCACTTATCCCGACATCTCCGAGGACCGGTTCAAGCTGGTTGTGGAGGCGTTCAAGAAGTCCCACGAGGGCGCCCGCAACTCGTGGCAGGCGCTGCACCTCGCCGGCGGCGCCGACGTGAAGCCGCTCGGCGTCGACCTTCGGGGCCTGGACTTCAAGAACGTCCAGGGTGGCGGTGAGACCCGGATCTGCTCGGCGGCGCGCGTGCCGGCGGTGGTGGCGGGGGTCTCCGAGGCGCTGGGCGGCTCTTCGCTCAACCAGGGCAACTACGGGATGGCCCGCCGCCAGTTCGGTGACGGGTTCGGCCACCCTCACTGGCGAATGGTCTGCGCTGCGCTGTCGAAGTTGGTGCGGCCCCAGGCCGGCGCAGACCTGTGGTACGACCCCTCCGAGGTGTCGTTCCTGCGGGAGGATCACAAGGATCAGGCCGAGGTCGAGAACCTGAAGGCGGCGGCGATCCGCCAGTTGGTCGACGGCGGTTTCGACCCGGCCACGGTCGTGTCGGCGGTGACGTCGGGTGACCTGACCCAGTTGCAGCACACCGGGAAGCTCTCCGTGCAGTTGCAGGAGCCCGGCGCCGACCCTGCCGGTGCGTCCACGTCCAACACCTCGAACTAGGAGCATCATGGACGCCCCCCGCAGTGATCTCGTCCGCGGCTACAAGCCGGGACTTCAGATGCGCTCGGCCGATGCCGAAGGCGCGCCCCCGACGCTGTTCGGTCACTTCTCCGTGTTCGACACCTGGACCGAGATCAACAGCGTGTTCGAGGGCCGGTTCCTTGAGCGGGTCGCGCCCGGCGCCTTCGCCAAGACGATCCGCGAGTCTCGCTCGCAGATCAAAGTGCTGTACGACCACGGTCACGACCCGCAGCTGGGCAACAAGCCGCTGGGTCCGCTGACCGACCTGCGCGAGGACGAGGCCGGCGGCTACTACGAGGTGCCGCTGATCGATACGGCGTACAACCGTGATTTCGTGATCCCGGCCCTCGAGGCGGGCCTGCTCGGCGCATCGTTCCGGTTCGCGGTGGTCCGCGACGAGTGGGACGACAAGCCCGAGCGTTCCGCGTTCAACCCCGACGGCCTGCCCGAGCGCACACTGAAGGAGGTCCGGCTCTACGAGCTGGGTCCGGTCACCTTCGGGGCGTACCCCGAGGCGACCGCCAAGGTCCGGTCGCTGACCGACCACTACCACGATCTCCGCACCTCACCCGGCCGCGCCGCCCTCGGGCACCCGGTCGACGGTGACGCCGCGACCCCCGACCCAGACGCGCCGCCCGCCGTGGCACCCGTCGGTCTGTCCCCCGCTGAGCGCGAAGCAGCCCTTCGCGCCTTCTCTCTCTGAAAGGAGCGTGATCCACATGGATCGCCTCGAATACCTGCGTCAGGTGGCCCAGGAGGCCCACGACGCCGCCCAGGCCATCGACGCCGCCGCCAAGTCCGGTGACGAGGTGCGGTCGCTGACCGCCGAGGAGTCCGAGGACTTCACCTACCTCGTCAACGTCCGCAACGCCTGCATCGCCGAGGGCATCGAGCTGGAGGCCCGCAACGAGGCCCTGGCGGTCGTGCTGCCCGAGGCCACCCGCGAGGCCGGCGACGACCGCGGCGCCCCCGCGTTTCACCGCGAGGTCGACCCCTACGACGCCGGCGTCCAGCGCGACATCGGCACCGTGGAGGCCGCCAAGCGCGCCATCGACGGCATGGCCAAGCGCGGCGTGGACGGCAACGGCCAGACCCGCGCCGAGTCGCTGCTCCGCCAGCACTCGAAGCGGTCGATGCGCGGCATCGACCAGCACCTCCTCGTCTACGGTGACCCCGCCTACGCGGACGCCTTCACCAAGGTCGTCGCCGGGCGTGAGTCGCTGCTGTCGGCCGAGGAGCGCGCCGCCCTTGCCCGTGCCGACGAGTTCGAGCGGGCCGCGAGCATCGGGGCCACCGATGCCGGTGGCTTCATGATCCCGACCATCCTCGACCCGTCGGTCATCCTCGCCGTGGACGGCTCGTCCAACCCGTTCCGTCAGATCTCGACCGTGAAGTCGATCATGACGAACACCTGGACCGGTGTCAGCTCGGCCGGCATCTCCATGTCGTGGGACACGGAGGGCTCCGAGGTGTCGGACGACACCTTCACCCTGAGCCAGCCGACCATCACCGCCTACAAGCTGGCCGGCTTCGTGCCGTTCAGCATCGAGGCGGAGGACGACATCTCTGGCCTGAACACCGAGATCGCCCGCGAGTTCGCGCAGGCGAAGGACGACGCCGAGGAGGCCGTGTTCGCGGTCGGCACCGGCTCGAACCAGCCCATCGGCATCGTGACCGCCCTGGTCGGCTCCTCGTGGACGAACTTCGCCACGAACAACGCCCTCACCGTGGCGGACCTCGAGAAGGTGCGCCGGCACACCGGCCCCCGCTACCGGGGCGCCAAGGCGTCGTGGGTCATGAACATGGCTTGGAACGACGCCATCCGCAACCTCGGCACCTCGGGCTCGCTCTACAGCGAGACCGTGGACCTGCCCGAGCTCGCGGTGTCCAAGGTGCTCGGGTCGACGGTGTACGAGTCCTCGTCGATGACCGACGCGGTCAACACGACCACGACCAACAACGCCGTGGTCTACGGGGACTTCTCCCACTACTACATCGTGGACCGCATCGGCACGCGGCTCGAGTACATCCCGCACCTGTTCGCGACCGGCAACAACCGGCCGTCGGGTCAGCGGGGCTGGTACACGTACCACCGCGTCGGGGCGGATTCCGTGAACGATGCTGCTTTTACACTCGGCGTTAGCCCTAACACTGCATTTGTGTGACGGGTAGCATTTGGATTCCATCTTCGTGTAACATGCGGGGATGGAATCCAAATGCGTCGTGTGTTCGTCGGAGTTCACCTCGGCCCGCAGTGGGCAGAAGTACTGCGGGCCGAGGTGTGCCGCCCGATCCGGCTACGAGAAGACAAAGGCCGGCTTCTACGGAACGTGCTCGATGGACGGGTGCGACCGCAACGTCCGAGCTCACGGGCTCTGTGGGATGCATTACGCCCGACTCCGCAGGGGCCAGGATCTAGACGCACCACCGCAGCGCCGGCCCCCTCGGCCGTGTCCAGTCGAGGGCTGCGACAACATGTCGATCGGCCGAGACGACTTGTGCCACACCCATTACCGGCGCAAGCGCCTGTACGGCACGGAGCACGGCACCTTCAAGACGACGCAGGTGTGCGTGGTCGACGGCTGTGACGAGCCAGCGGTGCCGTCAAAGCGCTCGTCTGACTATTGCCGCTCCCACTTCATTGAATGGGTCAAGGCGGAAGTAGTCGCCGGGCGCGTCCCGACCACCACAGACGGGCGCGGCTACCGGTACGTCAGCATCTACAAGAAGACCTATGCGGTGCATCGCCTGGTGATGGAGGCGAAGTTGGGCCGCCCGTTGGCTCAGGGCGAGACACCCCACCACATCAACGGGCGGCGCGACGACAACCGCCCGGAGAATCTCGAGCTGTGGGTGAAGCCGCAGCCTGCCGGCCAACGGCCGGAGGATCTCGTCGACTGGGTCTGTGAGCACTACCCGGACCTCGTCGCCGAGCGCATGAGCAAGTAGCGCCCCGCCTCCCTGGCGGGGTTCGACCCTGCCAAGGAGCAAACATGCCCAAGTACCGCGCCGTAGAGGCGGCGGCCGTCACGTTCGACGGCGTCACCTACTCGCTGGACCCCGCCCGTACCGTCTCGGACGACGATCCGACGTGGGGCCCGCTGATCGCGGCACGCCCGGACCTGTTCGGCCGGTTCGTGCCGGTGGAGCAGGCGACGGCGGCGCCCGGCGAGCGACGCAACGTGAGGCGTCCCCGATGAGCGCCGCCGAGTGGTTTCACGCCACGCTGACTGACGGCGATCCTGCAGACGCTGAGGCCGACCTGGATGCGCTCGCCAGAAATGTCGGGTGCGTTCGTGTCGGCCCGTGGGAGCAGGTGGAGCCGGGTCACTGGCGCTGCCTGGCTGAGCGTGCGGAGGTGTCCGCATGAGCCTCGTGGAGATGCCGCAGGAGGCCGAGCTGCTGGACGACGTCGACCTGTCGGTGATGTCGCTGGACGAGCTGGCGGCGCGGGCCAACGCTGAGCACCTGGCGGTTGAGCGTCATCTGTCGGATGCCTTGATCCACGCCCTCCGGGCCGGGCAGGCATTGCTTGAAGCCAAGAGCCGCCATGCTGCGGCTGGCGACTGGCGAACGTGGTGTGAGTCCAACATGTCCGTCTCCTACAGGGCTTGTGCGCGATACATCCGCCTTGCCTTCTATGCGGACGATGTGAAGAAGGCACCTGTCGGTGGTGTGAAATCTGCTGAACGAGCGATCGCTCACCTCCCGGCCGTCCCGAACATCACGACCCATATCGCACCAGTTGTCGACCTTGAGTCCGACGCCAAACGACTGCGGGGTGAGGGGTTCTCGGTTGCTGAGGTTGCCGAGATTCTGGAAATCAGCACCGGCTCGGTCTGGAGGCTGACGGTTCCCGGTGCCGTGGAGAAGTCAAGGATCTCAGCCCGGCGGCGAAGCCAACAGCGCACGGCCGCCCGCAGGGCCCTCGCAGAGAAGCAGAAGGCTGAGGCCATCCGCAAGGCGGGCGGCAACATCGCCACCGCCTACAGCTACGTCCGCAAGGCCGCAGCCGAACTCGACGCCGCACTCGGCGATGCCACCAGCCCTGAAGTCCGTCAGTCCCTCCGTGCCGCCCTCGCGGGCGTCCACAAGGCCGAGGACGAGATCGGCAAGGCGGTGCGTCATGGGTGACCCGATGGAGTGGGCGGCCCAGTTCAAGCAGGTGAACGACACCGCACCGATCGCCGGTAACGGCAAGGTGCTGCTCGCCTACCTGCACCCCGGCGACGTCGCCACCTCGTTCCACCACAGCGTTCTCGGCATGGTCGCGTTCGACTCCGGCCACGCGCAGCGGTTCGTCTCCACCGACGGCCGGCTCGGGATCACCGCGCAGCAGTGCGGGGCGGGGCGGCTGTCCTCAGGCCGCAACCAGGCGTGCACCCAGTTCCTCGACCTGTGGGACAGCGAGTGGTTGTTCATGGTCGACGCCGACATGGGCTTCGACCCCGACGCCTGCGAGAACTTGATCGCCGCCGCCGACCCGGTGGAACGGCCCGTCATGGGTGGGCTGTGCTTCGGGGCCAAGCGTGCGGGCGAGGGCCCGGCGCACGCCATGCGAACGCACTTCTTCCCGACGCTGTACCGGCTGCACGCCGACCCGACGACGGGCCGGCGCACGTTTGACCCGGCCTACGAGTGGCCGCGGGGCAAGGTGTGCGAGGTCTCGGGCACCGGCGCGGCGTTCCTGCTGATCCACCGTTCGGTGCTCGAGCGCATCCGTGACGCCTACGGGGACAAGTGGTTCGACGAGGTCACCGAGGACGACACGCCGTTCGGGGAGGATCTGTCGTTCTGCCTGAAGCTGATCGACCTGGGCATCCCGCTGCACGTCCACACGGGCGTGGAGACCTCGCACAAGAAGGACGTCTGGGTCGACCGGTCGCTGTTCGACATGCTGCGCCGCTCGCCGTCCCCGGCGGTGTCGGTGGTGATCCCGGTGAAGGACAACTTCGCCTACACACGCGCCCTGGTCGGCCAGCTGTTCGAGCAGGGCGGCTACGACGATTTGCTGGTGTTCGACAACGGGACGACCGACCCGGAGATGGTCGAGTGGCTGGCGGCGCAGGACGTGGCCGAGGTGTTCGACGCCTCTGGCGCGTCGATCCACGAGATGTGGAACGCCGGCATCGCCGAGGCGCAGTCCCGCCACAAGGGCCGGGCCGACGTGGTGTTCCTGAACAACGACGTGCGGCTGGGTGACTCGTTCGTGGTGCGCATGATCGGCGGGCTCCGGTCGGACCCGTCGCTGCTGGCGGTGTCGGGGAACTACGACGGCCGACGCGGGTCCGGGGTGGTCCCGGTGCGTGGGATCTCTGCGGGCCGTATGGACGGCTCTGGTGGCCTGGCCGGGTTCGCGTTCGCGGTGCGCTCGGAGTTCCTGGCCGAGCACCGGTTCCCGACCGAGATGCGTTGGTGGTACGGGGACAATGACCTGTGCCTGTCGATCGAGCAGGTGGGCGGCTGGTACGGCGTCGTGCCGGACGCGCTGGTCGACCACCTGGACGGCGGGTCTCGCACCGAGCGCCCGGCCGACTGGGACGAGATCATCGAGGCTGACCGTCAGGCGTTCCTGGCGAAGTGGCCGGACGTGAAGCTGGTGCCGGCGGCATGACCTGGACGCTGCTGGTGCTCGGCCACCGTGACCCGTCGCTGTACCAGACCGAGTGCATCCGCCGCATCGACGAGGTGGTGGGGCTCGGGTTCTTCGACCGGCTGGTCATGTCCCGCGACACCGAGGGCGTCGGCCACCAGGCCGACACGCACGGCCCGTGGGACGTGTTGCACACCGGCGGCGGCAAGGGCCTGTCGGCCAACGTGCAGCAGGCTTGGGACGCGCTGGGCGATGACGAGTGGGTGTTCCACGTCGAGGAGGATTTCCTGATCGACGATGCGCCGTTGGTGGAGATGGCCGAAGTGCTGGCGTCAACGCCACGCCTGGCGAACATGGTTCTGCTCCGTCAGCCAGAGCCCCTTGCTCCTGGCGAGGTGGCGTGGGGCGTGTACGGGGCACAGGGTGGCCTTGTCGACCGCGACGGATGGTTGGAGCACAGCAACGGGTTCTGGCTGAACCCGTGCGTCTACCACTCGTCGATCGCCCTCCACTACAGGGCCGGCACCGAGTCCGTGTTGACGGCGCAGATGGCCGCAGATGGCCGCACGTTCGGTTACTGGGGCGGGTTCGGTGACCCGCCGCGATGCACCCATGTCGGTACGTCCGGTCGGATGGGATCGCCGGGGTGGGTGGCATGAGGGTCTGTGCGCTGCTGGCGCACCCTGACGACGAGTTGACTTGCGCCGGCACGCTCGCTCGGTTTGTCGCGGAGGGCCATCGGGTCCGGCTGGTCACTGCATTCTTCTCCGACTTCGGGCCGGATGGCCGCAAGCAGGGCCGACGGGCCGAGCGACTGGGTGAGTTGGAGGCGTGCGCGAAGACGCTGGGCGTGGACCTCGTCGCCGAGTGCATCGAGGATGAATCGGACTTCGCATGGTCCCAGCAATGGGTGCAGCGACTTGAGCCCCTGATCGGCCAGCCTGACCTGCTGATCTGCCACCGGGCAGAGGATGCCAATACGTCACACGGGCACCTCGGACGGGTGGCGGCGACAATCGCTCGCCGCAACAGAATGTCCGTGCTCGAGGTCGATCAGGTGATGCCCGGCGGGTTGGTCGGTGTTGCACCGAACCTGTACGTCGACATCTCTGCCCACCGCCAGGTGAAGGCGGAGGCGGTCAGGTGCTACCGGTCGCAGCTCACGCGCTACCCGGGTCTGGCAGACGCGCTGGCCGCCCGCGACGCCCTTTACGGATGGCAGGTGGGGGTTACGGCAGCGGAGGGGTTCACCGTGAGGCGGGCGCTGTGGTGATCCATCCGACAGCTACGATCGAATGCGACGAGTTCATCGCCGGCCCGGGGCTTGTAGTCCGGGCCCACGCCGAGATCTACGGGCGGCGCGTGGTGCTGGGCCGTGAGTGCTTCATTGACGAGTACGCGGTGATCGGCGGCGGGTCGGCCTCGGCGGGCGAGTTGATCGCCGGTGATTGGCTGCACATGGGGATGTTCTCTCAGGTGAACACGGCCCGCCATGTTCACATCGGTCACGAGGTTGGCATCGGCATCGGCAGTCGGGTGTTCACCCACGGCGCGTACCTTTCCGAATGGGACGGGTTCCCGTGCTCGTTCGACCCGGTGACGATCGGTGATCGGGTCTGGCTGCCGAACGCGACGGTCATGCCGGGCGTGTCGATCGGGTCCGATGTGGTTGTGGCCGCCGGATCTGTCGTTGCGTCTGATCTGCGGTCGGGTGTGTTCGCCGCCGGTTCGCCGGCGGTGGTGAGGCGTGACGGATGGGCACCCCCGACTGACACGCAACGTGTTCGGATTCTGACGGAGGTCTGTGCTGAGGCCGGGGTGGTCGCCGCAGTGACCCCGACCGAGATCCGCCTGGGTGATGCGACGTTTGACGTGGCCGCCAGGACGGTGACCGGGCGGGTTTCCGAGGCTTCTGAGGCGCTGCGTGAGCAGTTGCGCCGGCATGGCGTCCGGTTCCGGTTCGAGCCTCACGACGGTGCGTATCGGCTGTGGCAGCCATGAGCCTCCACATCCTCGGCAACGGCGGCCACGGCCGTGACCTCGCCGACATCGCCAAGGCCGCCGGCGCCGTCCCCGAGCTCCACGACGACGACCCCGCCAAGGGCCGACCGCTCCCGGGTGACGTCCCGTTCCTCATCGGCATCGCCGACCCGCACGCCCGGGCCGCACGGGACTACGCCGGGAACCAGCCGCACTCGATCCATCATCCGACCGCTACCGGGTGGGTGGCCCGCCAGGGGTTCGGTTGTGCCGTCGGCGCCGGCACCACCATCGGCCCGGACGTGAAGCTCGGCCGACACACGCACGTCGGTGCTGGCTGCACCCTGACCCGCACCACGATCGGCGATTACGTCCAGATCGCCCCGGGCGTGGACATCGCCGGTGACGTCACCATCGGTGACCGGGTGTTCGTCGGAGTGGGCGCCACGATCGCCAACCTCGTGACCATCGGTGACGATGCCGTGATCGGAGCCGGCGCGGTGGTGCTACCCAACACGACAGTGCCGGCAGGCGAGACGTGGGTGGGTGTCCCCGCCCGCCCCGTGCGAGCGCAGGTGGCGGCATGATCCCAGGCTGGCTCCACGACGACGAAGCCGAGACGCTCGCGCGACTGGCTGCTACATGCCCCGGCCCGTGGGTCGAGGTGGGTTCCTACTGCGGGCTGTCCACCACGGCACTCGGCCACGAAGCCAAGGCTGCGGGTGTCACCCTGTTCGCGGTCGATCCGCACCGCGGTAACCCCGAGATGGCCCCCGGCCGTGAATGCCACGACCCTGAGGTCTGGGGTCGCGAGCACGGCAGCCTGTCGGTGCTGATCGACACGATCCACGCCGAAGGGCTCGAGGGCACCGTGGTTGCGGTGGTCGGTACCGGCGACCAGTTCGCCGAGACGGGCATCCGGCCCGGGTTCGTGTTCATCGACGCCTTCCACGAGTACGAGGGCGTCCGTGGCGACTTCGACCACTGGGGGGCGCTGCTCGCCCCCGGCGGGCTGCTGGCATTGCACGACGCCGACATCCCACATTGGGGGCCAGGACGTGTCGTGGTCGAGGCGCTGCGCGAAGGCTGGGCGCTGGTCGACCGGGTGCAGTCCCTGGCGGTGCTGCGACCGTGACCGTCTACGCCGTGACTATGGTCCGCGACGAGGCCGACATCATCGAGACGACCCTGCGCCACATGGCCACCCAGGTGGACCGCATCATCGTCGCGGACAACCTCTCGACCGACGGCACCGCCGAGATCGTCCACCATCTCGCCAAGACCCTGCCGATCATCGTGGTCGCCGACACCGACCCCGGGTACTGGCAGGCCGACAAGATGACCCGGCTTGCGCTGGATGCCATGAACGCCGGGGCCGACTGGGTGGTCCCGTTCGACGCCGACGAGCTGTGGACCGGCACGAACGGCCGCACGGTCCGGGACGAGCTCGGTTCGCTCCCGCCTCACATCGACACGGTGTACGCGGCCGGGTGGGACCACATCGCACGCGACGACTCCGGTGCGCTGTCCCCGTGGCGCCGTCCGCAGACTCAGCCGCTTCCGAAGGTGGCGATTCGTCCAGGACCCGAACGCCGGCTGGCGATGGGGAACCATGATGTGACCGGCGGCAACGGTCGCGCCGCGGAGGCGCTGACCTTCCGGCACTTCCAATACCGCACCCTCGAACAGATGGCCCGAAAGGTGCGTCAGGGCGCGGCCGCCTATGCGGCCACGGACCTCGCCGAGACGTTCGGGGCGCACTGGCGCCAGGCCGCCGCGCTGTCTGACGAGGAGTTGGCCGGACGCTGGGCCGACCTCAAGGGCGAGGCCGGCCTGGTGTTCGACCCGCCCCGGGTCCACGCCCGTCATCTGTCGGTGTCGGTGGTGGTGCCGGCGTGGAACCTTCACGACTTGACCGCCCAGTGCGTCGAGTCGGTGGAGGCCACCTGCGGCGCCGAGGTGATCGTGGTCGACAACGGCTCAGAGCCGCCCTACGAGGCCGCGGCGGTCCGCAACGACGAGAACCGCGGGTTCGCGGTTGCGTCCAACCAGGGCGCAGCGGTGGCGTCGGGTGACCTTTTGGTGTTCCTGAACAACGACACGATCTGTCGGCCGGGGTGGCTCGACGCGATGGTGGCCCGTTGGTCTGGTGACGACGTGGTGGTGGGCGCGCACCTGCTGTACCCGGACGGCGGCACGCAGCACTCCGGGGTGTTCTTCCGACGTGACCGTGCCGGCCGCCTGGAGGCGTTCAACCGCACCGTGCCGGCCGAGTCGGGTGAGGTGCCGGCGGTGACCGGTGCGTGCTTGATGATCTCCCGCAAGCGATTCGGTGAGCTCGGCGGGTTCGACGAGGGGTTCCGCAACGCTTATGAGGACGTCGACCTGCTGTTGCGCCACCGCCGTGATGGCGGGCGGGTGTGGTTCGAGGCCGGTGCCTGTGTTGTCCATCTCGAGTCCCGTACCCCCGGTCGCTTCGACCACGTCTCACACAACGTCGCCCGGCTCCAGGAGCTGTGGGGCGACCTGCCCGTCTAGGAGGCCCCTGTGGCTCTTGTCCCCGTCGATTCGCGCGTGGCCGCGGTCACCACGAACAGCGTGACCGTGTACCCGATCAGTCGCGTTGGCGGGAACGCTGCCGACACGCTGGACGGCGAGGACTTCGCGATCCTGTCCGTGGCCGTGTCGAACGGGGGTTGAGACGTGGCGAACGCGATCGACGTGCTGACGCTGAACGAGGCGAAGCAGGCGTTGCGGGTGAACGACTCCGACACCACGAACGGGGCACTGCTCACTGCGGCGATCACCGGGGTGTCCCAGGCGCTCGACGTCGTCGCCGGCCCCATCGTGACCCGCACCGTGACCTCGGAGCGCCACGACGGCGGGGACTGGACGATCCGCCTGCGGCACTTCCCGGTCTACTCGGTGACCTCGGTGACCGAGTACACGGGCACGTCGTCGGCCACGCTCACCGCCGAGACCGCGGGCACCACACCGGCGTCCGGCTACCTGCTCGAGCCCTACCACGGGCTGAGTGGCCTCGACCTGTACGGCCCGACGATCACGCGCCGATCGGGCGGGTGGGACTACCCGTTCGCCGACGGCCGCCAGAACGTCGTGGTGACGTACACGGCGGGCCGGTTCACGACCAACAACAGCGCCACGAACGGCGGTGTCACCGAGCAGTTCAAGCACGCCGCCCGCATCACGCTGGAGAACTGGTGGCAGCAGTTCAACCAGGGAATCGGGTCGGTCGGTGAGTTCGAGGTCCCGGTCTCGTCGTTCCCCCGGTTCGCGGTGCCCAACGCCGCCCGCCAGGCGCTCGGCCTGAACGAGACCCACGACGACGCGGTGCGCCTCGGGTGAGCTCGGCCAGCACGCTCCCCTACGCCCGCGACGCCCTGGTCACGAAGCTCCAGGCCAGGGCGGGCTTGTCGGCGGTGAAGGTGTCGCGTGGACTGCCCAAGGTCGAGTCCGACGTGCAGTCCGACGGCGGCGCGTGGGAGGCGATCTGGGTCGGCCGCGAGGGCGCCCAGGACGCCGACTTCGACGCAGTGCAGCCGTTCCTGACCGCCGCCGCCCCACGGTGGGACGAGGAGTATACGCTCTGGGCGACCATCCAGGTGATGAAACCCGACACGGCGTCGGGGGTGGACGACGCCGAGGAGCGGGCGTGGGCGCTCGCCTACGAGTTCATCGGTGCCGTGTCGGCCGACCTGACGCTGGGGGTGGCGATCTCCGGCGAGGTGCTGATGTTCGAGGTGCGGGGCATCGAGTGGAACGACGTGGGCCGTCTGCTGGACAAGGCGGGCGCCGCCCACCGGCTCGAGGTCGGGCTTCAGTGCTTCGGCCGTCTCCGCATCACCTGATCTTCCGCACACCCTGCCAGGTGCTCCTGTCCCCGTTCGTCCCTGAACAAGGAGCACCACCCTCATGGCCCTCAAGTCTGGCCTCAACGCCCAGCTTGGCTTCGCCGCCGAGACCACCTGGGGGACTCCCGTCACGGTCACGAAGTTCGTGCCGCTGGTGTCGGAGTCGATCGTCAAGGAGGTGGCGCGCCTCGAATCGTCTGGCATCATCGCCGGGCGTCGGGTGCTGTCCACCAACCAGTTCGCCGGCGGCGACGTCACGGTGTCGGGCGACATCCAGCTAGAGGTTGCGCTGCACGGGATCGGGTCGCTGTGGAAGTGGATGCTCGGCTCGGCCACGACCACCTCGACCGGTGGTTCCGCGCCGTTCACGCACACCTGCACGCCGGGCGACCTGAGCGACGACCACCTGACGGTGCAGGTCGGTCGGCCTGACACGGCCGGCACGGTTGACGCGTTCACCTACTCGGGCCTCAAGTGCGCGTCGTGGGAGCTGGCCGGTTCGGCTGGTGAGCTGGCGACGCTGGGTGTGTCGGTGGTCGGCAAGGACGAGGCGACCAACACGGCGCTGGCGACGGCGACGTTCACGAACGGTGTCGACCAGTCGTTCACCTACAACAACGGGTCGATCACGATCGGCGGTTCGTCGGTCAACGTGAAGGACTTCAAGATCTCGGGCGACAACGGGCTGAACGCCGAGCGCCGGTTCCTGGGTGCGGCGACGATCTCGGAGCCGTTGGAGGCTGCGCTGCGTGAGTACGGCGGCGAGCTGACGTGCGAGTGGGAGGGGTTCACCCAGTACAACCGCTACGTGGCGGCCAGCACCGTGGCGCTGGTGGTGACCCTGTCGGCGGGTTCGGGTGCGTCGGTGACGATCACGACGAACGTGCGTCTGGACGGGTCGACTCCGACCGTGCAGGGCCAGGAGATCCTTGAGCAGTCGATCCCGTTCAAGTGTGTTGCCGGGACCGATGCCGGGGCGATCACGGTGGCGGTGGTCAACTCCGACGCGACGGTCTGAGTGCCGGGCGTCGCGGTCGAGATCCAGGGGCTGCGCCAGTTCCGGTCGGGGCTTCGTCGCGCCGGCTACGGGTGGCCGCGGGTGCTCGCCCATGTGAACCGTGACATCGCCCGGTTCGTGGAGACCGGGTCCCGTGGAGCGACAGAGAACGCCCAGCAGGCCAAGGCCGCACGGGCGATCCGTGGGCGCGGCACCCAACGCGAGTCGAAGATCGTGATCGGCGGGTCACCGCCGTTCGCGCTCGGCGCGTTCATGGGCGCGTTGCAGTACGCCCAGTTCCCGAGGTGGGTGGGTGCGTCGTGGCAGGTGGGTGGGCCGGGTGGCCCGTTCGCGGTGAACCCGACCATCCGCGAGAACAAGGACGACATCGTGGACGCCTACGGCGACGCCTTCGAGCGTGTTGCCCGTGCGGCGTTCCCTGACGGCATCCCGGCGCGCAAGTCCCCGATCTTCACGGGCACGGGCGCCTTCTAGATCGCACCTGGCAGGGTGCATCCCCCCGGGCGCGGACCCCCGCCACCGCGCCCGGGGGCTCTCCTGCCGGGTGCCGTACCGCAACCCTGCCAAGGAGGCAACCAGTGGCTACCGCACCAACCCCGGGCGTCGGACGACGCATGGCCGACGCTGACGCCATGAAGTCGGCGCTCTCCCAGAAGGTCACCATCTCCCAAGGTGGTCGCACCCTCTCGTTCAGCCTCGGGGACCTCGGTCCCCGCGACGACCTGGCGTGTCGCAAGGCGACCGGGTGGAACGTGGCCGAGCTGTTGAACGCCGAGCAGGTGGGCGGGCTCGAGCTGCTCGCGATCTGGTGGCTCGCCCGGCGGCAGAACGGTGAACCGGACCTCACCTTCGATGAGGTGATGGACGAGTTCCCGACCATCTCCGACATCATCGCCGCCGGGTTCGACTCGCCCCAGGTGGATGACGACGAGGCCACGGGCCCGGAAGCCTGAGGCGGGCCCTGCGCGAGCAGTGGCCCGCCCTTTCGCATTTCTACGGACTGAAGCCGTGGGACGTGGACCCGGCGAACCCGGGGTGCCTGACCCACGGCGAGGTTCACGTCTACCTCGACGAGTTGCGCCGGGCCGCGACCGCCGACCCCCGTTAGGAGCTGCCACATGGCCAGTCGACGCCTAGAGGTCGTGATCGCGGGCGACGCCTCTGGCGCGACCCGCGCGCTCGGCCAGTTGGAGAATCGCACGGAGCGGACCGGTCGGGCGATGGCCGGGTTCCGTCGGGTGGGGGCGTCGCTGGCGGGCGTGTTCGCCGGGGTGCAAGTGGGGCAGTTCCTGCGGGGTGCGATCGAGGAGGCCGAGGAGGCGCAGCGGGTCATGGCGCAGACCAACGCCGTGATCGAGTCGACTGGCGGCGTGGCGGGGATCTCGGCCGACCATCTGAACGACCTGGCCGGCGAGTTGTCGCGTCTCGCCGCGGTCGACGACGAGGTGATCCAGCAGGGCGGCAACCTGCTGTTGACCTTCAAGGAGATCAAGGCCGAGGGCGGCATTTTCGACGGCGCGCTGGCCGCGGCGCTGGACATGAGCTCGGCTCTCGGCACCCAGCTGCAGCCCCAGATCCTCGCGGTCGGTAAGGCGCTGAACGACCCGATACGGGGCATCACGCGGTTGGAGCGGGTGGGCGTGTCGTTCACCGAGGCGCAGCGTGAGCAGATCCGGGTCATGGCCGAGGCGGGGGACGTGGCCGGTGCACAGCGGATCATCCTCGAAGAGCTGGAGTCTCAGTTTGGCGGTGCCGCCGAGGCGAACGCAACGGCCTCGCAGCGTATGACGGTGGCGTGGGACAACATCAAGGAGTCGGTCGGCCTGACGCTCATGCCGGCGTTCCAAGCGGCATCGGACGCGGTGGCGGTGCTGGCCGGGTGGTTCGAGGATCTGCCCGACACGACCAAGAACGTGGTACTGGCGTTCGCCGGTGTGACCACCGCCGCGCTGGTGATGTGGGCGGCGGTGGGTGCGCCGGCGGCGATCGCGCTGGCGGCCATCGCCGGGATCGGCGCGGCCATCTGGGCGCTGGCCGAGGCGTTCCCGGAGGCGAAGAAGCAGGCGATGATCTTCTTCGACTCGCTGCCCGGCCGGTGGGCCGAGTTGCAGAAGGACATCCAGCCGGTCAGGGATGCGATTCAAAGCGCCGTTGACAGGATGCGAGAGTTCTTCAAGTCCGATGCGTTCCAGCGGATGAAGGATGCACTTCAGGAACTCGGCGACACGCTGGCGAAGTTCAAAGAGGACATCGGGCTCACGGGGTCGACCGGTGAGACGGCGATCCTAATCCTGACCAGCGCGTTCCGGTTCCTGGGCGGGATGATCTACGTGGTTATCACCGCCGTCACGGTGGCGATTACCCAACTGTCGGTAATGGGGAACCTGACCCTGTCGGGGGTCCGGTTCGCGGTGGCGGTGCTGGCGGGGTTCGTGCAGGCGGTGGTCTCGGCAGCCAGGGAAGCGTGGTCCTGGCTGTCACGGATCGACGGCATGAGCGTCGTTGTTCCGGGCTTGGGTGCGTTGCACGCCATCCTTTCGGCCGCCGCAGGAGCAGCGCAGCGGTTATGGAGTGCGTTGTCGAACTTCGTCAACCGGACCTTCCGGGTCAACATCGACTTTCCATCGCCGCCGGCGTGGCTGAATCCGTTCGAGTCGGCGGCGATCAACCAGGGCGTCGCTCTCGGGGGCGGTGTGGCGATGCTCGCTCCGACCCCGTCGCGGCAACCGGGTGTTGCGTCAACGTCGATCGTGGTCAACGTCCACGGCACCGCATCTCCCTCCGACGGCCAGGCGGTCGTCGATGCGTTGCGTCGCTGGTCGAAGAGCAACGGCCCCGTCCCCGTGAAAGTGAGCGCCTGAGATGGCTTCGTCTTACCCGTCCGGCCTCGATGAGCTGACCGACGGCGTCCCTGCTGACGGGATCGCGGCGGCGACCGTGCTGGGGTCCGGCACCTATCCGCACGATGACCACCACCGGCTTCTCGGCGAAGCGATCGAGGCGATGCAGGCCGAGCTGGTCGGGGCGTATGACTCATACACGCCGACCGTAACGGCGCAGACGACGAGTCCGACGATGGGGACGGGTGCGACGGCGACGGGCCGTTACAAGCGCCTGGGCCATCGGGTCGTGGGGGATGCGGTGATCGTGTTCGGGTCGTCGGGCGTGGCGGCCGGGTCCGGGATCTACGGGTTGTTGTTGCCGGTCGAGCCCGCCAACCGGGTGCAACCGGTCGGGATCGGTTACTGCTTCGACTTCTCCGACCAGTTGCGGTTTATGGTGGCGTCGGCGGCGGTGTCGCCTGCCATCTGGGCTTCGTCGACGTCGAAGGCGATCATCGTGGTGACGAACGTCGCTGGGGAAGGGTTCGCGACGGGTGATAACCCGGTGGGGGCGGCGGTGCCGTGGACGTGGGCGGAGCAGGATCAGATTGTGCTGTCGTTCGACTATGAGGCCGCGGCGTCGGCATGAGCGTCGCGACGTGGGCGGACGCGACCGCGACGTGGGCGGACGCGACCGCGACGTGGGCGGACGCCGGTATCACCGACCTCGCGTTCGCGTGTGAGTGGTCGCCATCGACCGACCCGGGCGACACACCCTCGTGGGAGGACATCACCGAGCGGGTGCGGTCCGGCCGGATCGGCCGGGGGCGGCAGTCCGAGTTCGACACGACGTCAGCGGGGACCATGTCGCTGACGCTCGACAACCGGGACGGCACGTTCGACCCAGAGGTCAACTCCGACGCTCGACCGAACAAGCGGATCAGGGTGACGGTCGGCACGGGCGCCGACCGTCAGTATCTGTTCGATGGGTGGATCGACTCGCTCCCGCAGAGCTATCGCGGCCCGACCGATGCCGTCGTGGACCTCACCGCGACCGACGGGTTCAAACTGCTTTCCCGGTTCGAGTTGGACCCGATCTACGCGGGGGTCGTCGACGCGGACGACCCGTACGCGTGGTGGCGTCTGGCCGATGATCTGCCGACAGCGACGGCGGCGGCGGACTCGTCCGGGAACGGTCGTCACGGGACGTGGAAGGGGACGCCGTCGTCGACCCAGTCGCTGTTGACGGACGGGCCGGGCGGGGTGTCGCTCGACGGGTCGGACGTGAACGCCGGATCGGGAGGTGACCACATCTCGGCTGACGGGATGGTGTGCGATGCGCTGTCGGGGGGGACGATCTCGGCTGCGCCCCTGACGGTCGAGGCGTGGGTCCGCACCGGCAAGTTCGGGACGAACCTGTCGTTCATCTGTGGCCAGACCCACGTGGTCGGCCCGACGTTCACGGCGGACTTCGTGCTCGGCATGAACAACTCCACCGGGGTCCCGTTCTTCGCTGCACAGGTCGGTGGGATCAACGCTCAGGCGACCGGGTCGACGGTGATCCGGGACACTGGGGTGCATCATCTCGTGGGGACGGTGGACTCGTCGCGTGTGGCGCGTCTCTACGTCGACGGTGTCCTCGAGGCGACCACTTCGGCGATGGGGGCCACCACGTCGGTCAACTCGTCGGGTGCGTTCCGTGTCGGGAAGCCACCGGTCGGAGCCGATCCCGGCGCCGGGTCCAGCTACAAGCCGTTCAAGGGTGACATCTGCGAGGTCGCGGTCTACACGCGTGCCCTGTCCGGCGCCGAGATCCTGGAGCACTACCAGGCGGGCGCGGCACCGTGGGCGAACGACACGACCGGCGCCCGCGTCGCGCGCATCCTCAACCTCGTCGGGTGGCCTTCGGGTGAGCGGTCGCTGAACATCGGTGCGTCGTCGGTCGGTGCCGCCAAGGGCATCGCCGGCAGCAGCGCACTTGATCACCTGCTGCGAGTCGAGCAGACCGAGCAGGGCCGGTTCTTCATCGACGGCCGCGGCTGGGCGGTGTTCCGCGGCCGGAACTACGAGACCGCGCTCACGCTCGAAGCCACCTTCGACGACGGCGAGAACGACGGCCTCGAGTTCGACTTCTCGGACGATAACCTGTGCAACGACTGCACCGTGACCCGTGACGGCGGCACCCCACAACGCGCCCAGGACGCTGCGTCGATCGCGGCCCATTGGCGGCACTCGGTGGACATCTCCGGGGTGCTGTTCGCCACCGACAACGAGGCCAAGAGCATGGCGGAGTGGCGGGTGGCGAACTTCTCGCAACCGGTAATGCGCCCGGCCGGGCTCCGGTTCAAGCCGTTCATCGACCTGCCGGAGTTCTACCCGCGGGTGCTGGCCCGCGAGTTGGGCGATCGGATCTCGGTCACGAAGACGACGCCGGCGGGCGCGACGATCGAGGTCGACGCCGTGATCGAGGGCATCACCCATTCGTTCAACGGCGGCATGGACTGGCAGACGTCGTGGAACCTGTCGCCGGTGATGTTCGGCCAGTTCGGCCCCGGCGGTGGTTCCGGCAACAAGTTCTGGACGTTGGCGCCGAACTCGGGTGCGACCCTGGCGCAGCAGGACCTGGCGAAGCTCGACAACGACAACCGACTGGGGAACTGAGATGCCGTGGACCGATCCCGACCTGAACGACTGGGCGGCCGGCCAGGTCGTGACCGCCGCGCTGATGGACACCTACGTCAAGGACAACTTGTCGTGGTTGGGGGTTGATCGTCCGCACTGTCAGGTGCGGGACGGGTCGTTCTCGCCGTCGGCGGGGACGTGGTCGAGCCCGTCGTGGGATTCGATCACGACGAACGTGGGGTCGGTGGCGGCGGCGGGGACCGGCCACATCGCGGCGACCACTGCCGGGTTCTGGCTGGTGGGGGCGTCGTGTGTGTTCACCCAGGACTCGACCGCCGGGGCGCGGGCCATCATGTTGTCGTCGTCGGCGAACGGCGGCGGCACCGTCTACGCCCAGTCCAACACGACGCAGCACACCGGGAACGGCTCGGGGGCGACGGTCACGACCATGATCCAGTTGGCCGCGAACGCTCCGGTCTACGCGTCGCTGTTCCGCTCCGGGACCGCCGCCATCACGAACATCCGCATGTGGGCGATCTGGATGACCGCCTGACATGCCGGTCGTGAACGAGATCCACGCGGTCGCGGAGGTCCAGACGGTCACGGTCGACGCGACGGGCGGGACGTTCACGGTGACCCATTCGGGGAACACGTCGTCGGCGCTCGCGTTCGACGTGTCCGCCGCAGCTTTCACCGCGGCGATGGACTCGATCTTGCCGACCGGTGGACAGTGTGTGGTGACGGGTGGGCCGGGCGCGGCCGGTGGCGGCACCCCTTACACGTTGACGTGGTCGACCGACGCGGGGAACGTGGCGGCGCCGACCACCGACCCCGCCAGCCTGCTCGGCGGTGCCGGCACGGCGACGGTGGCGACCGTGACGGCTGGTGTCGCGGCGGTGGCGAACCCGTGGCTGTCCGTGGGGGCTCACGACGAGCCCACCACGGCCATCCCCGACCAGGGCGACTGGCAGTGGTGCATGATGGAGGTCGCAGCGTGGATGGCCGACGACCCGTGGTCGGACGACCCCGCCAACGTGTCCCCGGTCATCGCCCAGTTGTGCAAGGCGCTGAACGACAGCCTGCCCGACTCGACCCGCCAGTCGTTGAAGGACTTCTTGGTGGTCGCCCCCGACGGGGTGATCGACACGGTCGACGCGGGCAAGGAGACGACCCGCAAGCTGATGTGCACCGACTGGCTGGTCCGCACCTATCTGCCGCTGTGGTTCAACGCGGCGGGCATGACCGACGAGGCCGACGAGCTGGCCGCCCTGCCGTCGATCGTGTCGGCGCTCGACGCGGACGAGACGGTCGCGGTGATCGCCGCGGCGGGGATGGCCGCGAGGGCCGTCGCCGACTACGCGTGGAAGGATCTGGACTGGGCGTCGTTGCCGGGCGACGGCCGGGCCGATCATCCGATCACCGGGGACTTCTTCCCGTTCCTGTGGCCGGACCTGGTGGCAGACACGGACCACGCGACGCTCGAGCTGGCGCAGCGGTGCTCGCGTGGCCTGGCCTACGGCGACGACGGAGGGGACGAGGGTCAGGCGACGTGGGACGCGGCCCGTCGAGTGGCGAAGGCGGCGGCGTGGGACGCGACCGACCTGGTAAAGGCGCCGTTGTGGGACTCGACCAGGGTGGCGCCGACGCCGTGGCTGGGGGTGACGGGCGGGACCGACGCCGACGCCGACACGGTCGGGCTCGCGGCGTGGCAGGCGGCGCGTGACGCCATCGTGGCGGCGGTCACGAACGGGACCTTGGCGAGAGACACCTATGACGTGTACGAGGTGCGGTTCGCTGCGTGGCTGGCGTGGGTGAACGCGGACCCGGGGGAGAACGCCGCGGCGGTGGCGTACGCGGCGGCCACGTCGTCGGCGCAGACGATCACCGCGGCGGTGGCGTCTGACGTGTGGGATTCGCTGGTCGTCCTGTTGGGGGACCTGTGCGCCGCCTAGGGGGTTGGTGATGGCTCAAGTGTTCCGCCGGCGCTGGCCCGGCCTGAGCTATGGGCGGGGTGAGGACTGGCACTACGTCGGGGAGGCGGGCGAGCCGGCGTTCGAGAACTCGTGGGGGGCAGCAACCGGCAGTTACCTGGCTTTCCGTATCAGGGAGTCTGGAGTGGTCGACATTCAGGGTCATGTTGACTCAGGGACCAAAGGCACGACGATCTTCACTCTGCCTACGGGGTACAGGCCGTCTTCCGGCGCTTCCGTCTCTGGAGTGGCGGGCTTTGTCACATCGGGCTCGGTGGTGGTTCCAACGGTGCTGACGATCACCCCCGGCGGGGCTGTGTCGGCGACGGGGCTGGTGATTGACAACCCCGACGACGTGACCGTGGCGAGTCAGTTTTTCCTGACGCCGCCCACCGCCCCCTAGCCACCCACACAACCCACCAGCACCCCCGCCCCGTCGGGGGACTTCGCCGCGCACCCAAGGAGGACCCGTGTCCAACCTCTCGCCCCGTGAGAACCCGCCCGTCACCGCCGCCACCGTGGTCGCCGCCATCATGGCCGTGGTCACCGCGTTCGACATCGGCAACCTGACCGCCGAGCAGACCACCGCCGTGGCGGGCGTGCTCGGCATCGTCGCCGCCATCGTCGCCCAGCGGTTCACCAGGCCCCGCTCGGACTACGTCGAGCACGCCGCGCACGCCGACCCCGAAGCGTTCCACGGGCAGTGACCGCACCGCTCACCACCTCGCAGCTACGCGCAGCGTGGGGGCCACCGTGCCGGTTCGCCGCGGGCACGTTCACGTTCTGGTCGGGTGCTCGGGTCACCGTCGATCGCCGCATCCTCTACGCAGTCGACGCCCTCGACAACGTGATGCACCGCTGGGGGTACGCGCCCCGCAAGGCCGACACGGGGGCGTTCGTGTGTCGGGCTATCACCGGCGGATCGGGCTATTCGTTGCACGCCTACGGGATCGCGGTGGACATCAACTGGTCGACCAACCCCTACACCACGGGGCGGCTCATCACCGACATGCCCGCCGGGATGGTCAACGAGATCACCGGGCTCCGCACCCGGTCGGGGGCGCCCGTGTGGGGGTGGGGCGGCAACTACCGCTCCATCAAGGATGCGATGCACTTCGAGATCGTCTGCACTCCGGCGCACCTCGCGTCGGGGATCGCGGCGACCGTCACCGACACCGGAGGGTTCGGCACCATGAACGACGACCAGATCCGACGCGAGTTCGCCAATCAGGACAAGCGCCTCAAGGCGGTGATCGCCGCCGAGCTGGCACCGATCATCGCGGAAACGCAGGGCCTGCAGCGCCGCACCAGCCTGACCCGGCGCATTGTTCGGGCCATCGCCGCCAAGGTCGGCGTCACCCAGGCCGAGATCGACTCGCAGGCCTGATGCTCCGCTGGGACCGCGACGACCGGATCGGTCTCGTCTACACGCCCGTCGTGTTCGCCGCGATCTTCACGCTCGGCGTGTGGGCCGACCCGGTTGACCTGTTCGGCGTCCACACGGCCGGCGCCACCCGCGTCGCGTTCGCGGTCGCGGCGGTCGCGTCGCTCGTCTCGGCGTCGCGCCCGGTCGAGCTCGTCCGCCTGATCGCCATGGTCGCGGGCCTCGCCGCCACCCTGTCGCGAGGGCTCACCATCCTGGTGATCGGCCAGGACGGCGTCACCCGCAAGGCCGAGATCATCGGCGGGTCGGTGTGGCTGGCCACGGCGTGGATGGTGTTCGCCGTGTGGGTCCTCACCGTGCCGTCCCTGTGGAGATGGAGGCGACGACGTGAGCGTGTCTGACACCGAGGCGCTGGTGTCGCTGGTGCGCACCCTCGGCACCCTCGGCGCGACCGTGCTGCTCGTCGTCTACCTCGGCCGGTTGGCGATCAGCTACCAGCGGGACTTCACGGCGCAGTACCGAGAGCTCGCCCGCGAGCAGGAGTCGACGATCGACCGTCTGCGGTCCCGGCTCGATGCGATCGAGGCCGAGACCGACTCCCTGCACACCGACATGGCGGCGGCGAAGCGTGCGGTCGACGAGTGCCGGGCGCGTGAGGTGCGGTTGGTGGCGGCCGTCGAGGCGTTGGGCGGCACCATCCCGGACGGCTGAAGTGCTCCACCCCGCCCACCGGCGAGCGGGTCACCACTGCCGGGGACATGCCCCCCATCGAAGGACCAACCCTTGCGTTACCTGCGTGCTCTCATCCTTGCTGTCACCCTGACCCTGGCCGCCACCGCGTGCACTCCCGCACAGGTGACGGCCTTCTTCCATGCCCGAGGCCAGACCATCGACCGCCCGACCGCCCGGTTCGTCGCGGCGGCGGTCACGAAGTGGGCCGACGAGCAACGGCTGTTGCTCGCCTACCTCGCCGCGGTCGACCGTGCACGGTCGTGCTCCGGGCCGGCGGACTGCCCGGGCATGGTGCAGCGGGCGTTCGATTCGATGGGTGTCGGTTGGCGTGGCGGGGAGGCGGTGCAGGTGATGATGTGCGAGTCGGGCGGGAACCCGTCCGCACGGAACCCGTCGTCGTCGGCGTCGGGTCTGTTCCAGCAGCTGGCCAGCTACTGGCCCGGGCGGGCCGCCGCTTACGGGATGGGCGGCCGTTCGGTGTTCGACCCGTGGGCGAACGCGGTCGTGTCGGCGGGGATGGTGCGCGACACCGGCGGCTGGTCCCACTGGTCGTGTCGGCCGTGAGTTGAGGGTTCCCCAGATCGTGACGTCGCCCCCCGGTTCCGGCCGGGGGGCTTTCGTCGTTTTCGATTCTCAGAACGCCAGTGACCCCACGGCGTCCGCGCCCCGACGCACCGACCACGCCGCGTACCGTGACGTCGTCACCGGGGACGCATGGCCCGCCAGATCCTGGCAGAGCCGCAGATCCTGGGACGCAGCAGTTGTTCACACAACGGAAAAGTTTCGGACGAATCGTTGACAAGTTAACCGCTACGGGGTTAGAACGACCCCCGTGATCGACACCGCCACCTTCCGCATGGCGGATCGGCTCGCCGGCGGGAACCTCGCCGACACGATCCGCACCCTCACCGACGAGGGGCTGAGCCCCGACGGGATCAGTCGCCGCCTGTTCGCCGACCACGGCATCGACGTGTCGGGCCGCACCGTCGCCCGATGGCTGCCGGTCCTCGTGCCCACCGCCGACGATGGCCCCGAGGCGGCGTGATGGGCGCCAAGGCGCAACTCCGCCGCGACCTCATCCAAGCGCAGCAGCAGCGCGACCGGGCCCTCATGCGGGCGCAGAAGGCCGAGGCCGCGGCGGTCGAGCTGGAGGCCATCCTCGCCGAGCTGCGGCCCACGAAGCCGTCGCTGGTCGAACAGGCCCGTGACCGGGTGCGGGGCTTGCTGGACGACCTGACCAACGCGCTGGGGGTCGGGTGGTGACCGCCGTGCTCGCCATGACGTCCGAGTCGGTCGACCTCGTGTTCGCCACGGTGGTGTTCACCCTGTGCGCCGTCGCCGTGTGGCGGGGTGCGCGACGTGGCTAACCACCCCGACGCCTACGAGCCCCGCACCGTCGCCGTGCTGTACGCCGGCCGGTGCCTCACCCCCGAGCAGTTCTGCTGGGCGATCCACCCGGCGAACCCGGACCCGCTGCCCACCGACGACCGGGGCGCGATCGCCGTCGGGTCGATGGTGCGGCTCCAGCCCTGCCCCGCCCGGCCCGTGGGCCATGACGGGGCGACCGTCGAGCGTTACCCCGCCGTAGCGGCGGGCCACTTCCCCAACAGCACCGCCCCCGGGTCGCATCCGGGGGCGGCGTGACGGCCCGACGTGCCGGGCCACTCAGGAGAATACCAATGACCCTCAAGATGAAGTTCGGTGACGAACCGCCCGTCACCGTTGGCCGCAACCCAGAGATCACCCGCGAGTCGATCGCCGCGGTGAAGGCCATGCAGGACCGCCCCGGCGAGTGGTGCGTCGTGTGGGACGGGCTGACCCGGCAGACGGCGAGCAACCGTCGGCAGCGGCTGATGAGCCAGGGCTGCGAAGCCACGGTTCGGGTCGATGCCGACGGAGGCCACACCGTGTGGGCGCGGTGGCCGGAGTGACCGACCCGACCCACATCCCCGCCGGCGTCCTGTCCGCCGAGGTCGCCGACCTCAAACACCGTGTCGCCAGCATGGAGGCCGTGGTCGCCGCCACCCAGGCGAAGCTCGACCCGCCGCCTGTCACCACCTGCCACATCGACGACGTGCAGGCGAACGGCCGGTGGGAGATCCGGTGGCCGATCGACGGTGGTCGCTGGTCCCTGTGGCACCGGGTCGTGCGGCTCGGGGTGTCCAACGTGGGTGGCGACTGGAGGAGCGTCGGGTTCCCCGGCTTCAATCGCGAGGAGTCCGTCTTCGTCCGGGCCGGCGAGGTGCAAGTGCGGCCCGTCATGGACCCGCAGACCGGCGACATGCTCGGGGACGTGGCGTGATGGCGTCCGACCCCGTCGAGCGGGCCGCCCGCGCCGTCGCCGCCATCGACGCCCCGTGGCTCCAATGGGACGCGGCGTCCGAGACCTACCGCGAGCACTGCCGGGCCATCGCCCGTGCGGTCATCGGCACGCTCACGCCGGTCGACGAGGACCCGGCGTGACCGGGCTCATGTGCGCCGCCATCGCCTGCAAGCGGGTCCGGGCCGAAGGGTCGGCCTACTGCCCGCACCACCTGACCCTGTGGCGGGCACGCCAGGACGCCGAGTTCGAGGCGGCACGCATCGACCCGACGACGGAGCGGGACCGCTGGGACGTGTGGGACGACGGGGGCCTCGAAGCCCCAGGGGAGGACGAGTTCTAGTGGCCCGCTACCGCGTCACTCGGATCACCGAGACGGTCATCGACACCGACGACCACCCGAACGACGGGTGCGTCGACGAGGAGCTGGCCGAGGCCATCGCCCGGGCGTTGCCCGAGGGCGAGTGGGACGTGGTCGCCGTCGAGGCCGAGCGGGTGCCCGCATGAAGCGCAACACGCTCCGCTGGCCGTTCCCCGAAGGGCTCGAACACCGGCCCGACATCTTCCCGTGCCACTGCGACGCCTGCCGCGACCGCCGCATGGCGCACCGCATCGGCGACTTCGACGGCCGACCCGCACCCATCCACGGCCCCGACATCGAGCTGGGCGACGAGTTCGACACGCACGGGTCGGGCGGCATGTACCGGGAGGGCTGGCTGTTCCCCGGCGCCGCCGAGACCACCAGGAGGCACCACCGCTCGTGACCGCACCCGACCCCGCGACCATCCTGCGCCAGCCGTTCGCCCCCGAGCAGATCGGCAAGCTCCCGAAGATCTCCTGCCGTGCTTGCTCCAAGGCGCCCGGCAGGGTGTGCCAGGACCACTCCAAGTCCAAGTGCAAGGCGTGCGGCAACTACATCACCAGCGCCCACGTAGACCTCGACTACGTCGGGCACGCGGGCGTCACCGACCGACTCCTGCAAGCCGACCCGGCATGGACGTGGGAACCGTTGGCGATCGGGGACGACGGCGTGCCGGTCATCAACGTCGCCAACGGTGAGGCGACCATGTGGGTCCGCATGACGGTGAACGGGGTAACCCGTATCGGCGTCGGGTCCGCGCCAGCACAGTCGTTCGAGCTTCACAAGCAACTCATCTCCGACGCCATCCGCAACGTGGCCATGCGGTTCGGGGTGGCGCTGGATCTGTGGTCGAAGGAACCTCTGCCGGAGGTGGCCGAGGCGGTGGGGGACGACACCCCCCCAACCTCGACACGCAAGCCTCGCAATTCGTCCGGGGAGGTGAGCGCCGGTGCCCCCCCTGCCGGCGATCCCTCCCCGGGCAATCCCGCACCCGACCGTGCGGCTCCCCCTGCTGGGGTAGAGCCCGCCGCCCCTGTCAGCGGTGTGGTCGGGACGGCCCCCGCTGGGAGCACGACGGCTCCCGGCGGGAGGGACGCCACCGGTGGGGGTGACGTCGAGACAGCGCCCACTGCGCCAGATCCGGCCCCCGCCGGTGGCCCCACACTCAAGGACGCCAACCCGTCCGGCTACAGCTCGCTCAACCGGTGGTGCCGGGCGCGGGCCAAGGACTGGCCCGACGACCTCCGACAAGTGTGGTGGGAGGCGCTGGCCTGGGCGGTGTCCGGTGGCCGCACGACGCACCTCGGGGAGCTGACCCCCCCCGAGGCGTCGGACTTCCGGTCGCGGGTGGACGATCACGCCAACGGCCGGGCCCGTTGGGTGGAGACCGACGATCCCCGGTTCCTGGGGTGGACGTTGACGAGCGAGGAGGCGGCGTGATGGTCGACACGGCAGCGGAACGACTGGCGGCATCGCTGTACCCGTCCGGCCTGACGCCCACCAAGTCCGCAGTAGAGGCCGCACAGCGTGCCATCGCCAACGGCTGGGTCCACCGTGCCAACGGTTGGGTCCACCGTGACGACCTGATCGCGGAGGGGTGGACCCCGCCACCGGACCCGTGGGAGGCCATCGCCCGGAGGCTGTTCACCTTCGGTGTCTTTCAGGACCTCCTCGCCGCCGTCCGTGACCTCATCCCCGACGAGGCCGAGGCCCGGGCCATCGCCGCACGCATCGAGGAGGGGACGTGATGGCGACCGCATGGCGGGCCGTCCACCCCGACCTCCGATCCTCCCGCGGCTACCGCTGGCCGTGGCCCGGCAACGAAGCGGTGGCACCGCTTCCCGAAGGCAAGGAGTTCACCCGCGGCGGCCCGTGCCCCGAGTTCCCCGGCGACGGGCTGTGCCTCGCGAAGACGTGGAGGGGTGCGGCGTCCGGTTCCATCCCCGCGATCACCTGCCTGCTGGTGGAGTTCGACCCGGCCGACGTGCTGGGCGAGGACGACGACAAGCTGCGGGTGGCGCGCTGCCGGGTGGTGGACGTGTTCGATGCCCCGGGGCTGATCCGCGACGGCTGGTGCTGCAACGCCAACCTCGGGGGCGCCGACCTCAGGGGCGCCAACCTCGGGGGCGCCGACCTCTGGGGCGCCGACCTCGGGGGCGCCGACCTCTGGGGCGCCGACCTCAGGGGCGCCGACCTCGGGGGCGCCGACCTCGGGGGCGCCGACCTCAGGGGCGCCAACCTCGGGGGCGCCCACCTCAGGGGCGCCACCGCCGACCGGTGGACCCGGTGGCCTGACGGGTTCGACGCAAGCAAGGCGGGGGTGGTGTGATGCGCCCACTCCGCCGCCGTCACGACCCGCCGGCTCCGCCCTCGCCCGTTGCGGATGCCGCTGTGGGCGGGCCCACAGCTCGGCTACCACGTGAGCGTCCCCGGCGTGACGGTCATGGTCGCCCTCGGCGTCATCTGGGTGCTGCTGGTGGCGCTGGATCGGTGGATCGACCGATGACCCCCCGCTACGACCCCACGGGCGAGACCGACCGCCTGCGAGCCGACATGGAGCACGCCCAGACGAAGGCGGCGGTCGCACGAGCGGACGCCGACGCCCTGGTGGCCAAGCTCACCCCACTCCGGGCCGTGGCGTTCGCCGCCGCCAACCTGGCCGAACAGGTCGAGTGCAGCCGGGTCGGCATCCCCGGTGTCTGCACGTCCGAGCAGGACACCTGCAGGGAGACGATGCCCGGCGACGAGGGCGAGTGGTGCGCCGTGTGCTGGCTCGAGGTGGCGCTCGACGCATGGACGGGCGTCGACCGGTGACCGCCACCGTGGAGGGCGTCTGGGACATCGGCGTCCTTCGCCACTGCACCGACACCCACGGCGTCATGTGCTGGGGGTGCGGCCGTCGAGCCCACCGGGTCGGCACCGAACCGACCCGGTGGCTGGAACGCCTGTGCTCGGCGCCGGACTGCCTCGCCCGCAAGATCGCCGAGGGCAAGCCGTGACCGCCGCCGACGGCATGCGCGCTCTGTCCGGCGCCGCTGAGCCGGTCGAGTGCTTCGGCGCGGTTGCTAGTCGACTTCACGCCGCCATGGAGGCCCTGGTGGTCGACCGTGGCTGACCTCGACCTGCACCTCGACATGATCGCCGCGGCGATGGCCGAGCAGGCTCGCCACCTCGACAGCCTCGCCGCCGAGGTGACCCGCCTGCGGGCACTGATGCGGGCATCCCTGGCGCTCCACAACGCACGCACCGGCCCCGACCTCATCGCCGCCGAGACCGCATGGCGGGACGCCCTCGCACCGTTCATGGAGGCCGACCGTGGAGCTTGAACTCTATGCGGGGGATCTCGACGAGATCATGGAGTACGCCGCCCTTGACGGTGAGGGGGCCACGGCGGAGCAGACGCTCGCCCTGGTGGCCGAGGTGCGCCGCCTGCGGGCCGAGGTCGAAGCCGCCGAGGCTACCGTCGAGGAAGCGGCTGACGACCTGCACCACTTCATGCAGGAGCGTGACCGTTTGCAGGCCGTCCTTGTGGACATCGCCGCCGCAGTGCCCGCCGCCCACCGCAACGACGGGAGGGACGTGCCCGAGCGCATCCGCGAGGGCGCCGCCGCCGAGGCCGAGGTGCGCCGCCTGCGGGCCGACGTGGCTGAGGCGCGCAAGTCCGCGGAGAACGCCATCGCAGAGCTGCGGATGGAGAGAACGCACCACGCCAGCACCCTGCGTGCGTTGTGGGATTGCCAAGAGGAGGCCGACCGTGGCTGACGACCTCGACATGGACACCATCGAAGCGGACGCCCGCTACTGGCTCGGCGAGATGCTAGATCAGACCGAGACGCGAGACGCCGTGCTCGCGCTCGTCGCCGAGGTGCGACGCCTGCGGGCCGTTCTGGAAGAAGTCGCCGCAATGATCGACGACGGTTGCACCGGGAACGCCCACCACGCCCTCGCACCGTTCATGGAGGCCGACCGTGGCTGACCGCACCCCCGCACAGATCGACGACGGACACGGCAACCGCTGGCAGCGATGCGGCTCCGGCTGCGACCTCCACGTCGTCCGCCCCGGCAAGGTGCAGTGCAACGTCACCTCGGACGACTGCCCGGACCGCTCGACCTGCGGAGCGTGCGGAGAGCGCATCCGTCTGGCTCCGGGTCAGTGTCCCCTGTGCGGTGGCGACCCGAACGAGGGCATCGACAACTTCCGGGAGGGATGGGATGACTGACCGCACCCCCGCACAGATCGGCAAGGCCAACCGCCGCAACGGCCGCGACGCCGAGCGCAAGGTCCGCGACTGGTTCCGCACCTGGTGGCCCGAGCTCGACTACACCCACGCCGGCGGGCCCTCGCGCCAACACTCGGATGACCGGGGGGACCTCGCCCCGCTGATCGACCGCGACGGCGACCACTGGACGGTGCAAGTGAAGGGGCCGCGCTCCCAGCCGTCACCCGGCGAGGTGGAGCGGTGGGCGGCTGAGGCCGCCGCGCAGGCCGACGCCAACGGGCGGGGTGGCCTGTGGGTTCTGATCGTGCGTCGTCCCGGCATGGCGGATGTGGGCCGCTGGTGGGCGGTGCTCGAGGCTGGCGCCCTGTTCGACCTCGTCGGTGCGCTCAACACCGAGGGGGAGCACGAGCGGGGGACGTGGCTGTCCTTCGCCTGTTCGGCCGGGTCGGCCGACCTCGTGACACTCCCGCTGCGGGCGTGGGTGGCGCTGGTCGCCCCCGAGCCCGCATGGCTGTCGGAGGGGGAACCGTTCTGAGATGGACGCCATCGAGCAGGTCGCCCGCTTCATTCACGGCCGGCACGGGTTCTACGCGTGGGAGAAGATCGACGACGGCTATCGGGACTTGTGGTTCGGCACCGCCGAGGCCGTCATCGAGATGATCGCCGAACGGGACCGGCTCGCCGCCGCCATCGAGGCCATCCCACGGCACGAGCCGTGCCGCACATCCGGTTGGGTCACCGTCGGCATCTGCGAGGAGTGCGGGGCCGACTGGCCATGCCCGACCGAACGAGCACACATCGCCGCCACCCAATCGACCGCTAGCGCGGAGGATCGGGCGGCGACTGACGGGGCTGGTTCACGCCTGCCGCATGGCGAAGGACCCCACGACGCCGACGTAGCCCCTGCGGGGGTGGCTGAGGGCACCCTGCCCGCCCCGAAGGACGACAACAAGGAGGCCATGCCGTGAGCGACCACGACTTCGGCCCGGCCGTCGACCGGCTCATCGACGGCGGCTCACCGCCGCCCGAGTCGTGGGGCGGGCCCCCACGGCCCCTCCCGCCACGTCCGGTGCCCCGCCACCTGCGGGCCGCCGCACCCACGCCACGCCAGCGGGCCGCGACCGCACGGGCCGACCAGCGGGCCACCACACGGCGGCGCCGTGTGCTCGACGCCCTCGCACGCATCGGAGGGGCGGCGTGACCGACGACCACCTATTGCCACGGCGCACGACCGACGACTGGCGCACCATTGCCGCATGCAGGGACACCGACACGGCCGTGTTCTTCACCCCAGAACGCACCCTCGAAGCCCTCGCCATTTGCGCCGAATGCCCCGTCAAGGCGACGTGCGGCAAGGCCGGCCGCATGGAGGAGGGCGTCTGGGGAGGACGGCCCGAAGGCGCCCGCTTCGCCAAGCCCGGCACCAGGGTCGGGACCCCCGTCGACACCACCTGCGCCGAGTGCGGACGCACCTTCGTCCGGGTCCACACGGTCGGCGTCGCCCCCATCGTGTGCGGCCCCCGCTGCCGCAAGGACCGGGACCTCCGCAACGCACGACGGGCACGGGAACGGAGGAAGGCGTCGTGAGCGCCGGAGTACAGGCGGCCGTCCGCTGCGACACCCCCGGATGCTCCGCCTACCACCGCGGCCCCCACTGGCACCCCGCCGCCGACCCCGGCCAGGCCGTCACCGAGGCACGCATGAGCGCCCAGGAGGCCGGGTGGCGGGTCAAGCGGGGGCACTCCGGCACCGACCGGTGCCCGGCATGTCGGGAGGGGTCGTGAGCGTGGCGACGGCATCGCAGTTCTACATGCACACCGGAGAGACGGACGAAGCGCGAGCGTTGGTCAACCGGTATCACTACTCGCATCGGTTCCCGTCCAATGTCCAAGTCTGCGCGACATGGCACGAACCCGGCGGTCTGTTCGGTGACAGTGGCCCCCCCATCGCCGCCGTCGTGTTCTCCATTCCTCCGACCCGATGGTCCGAACCTGTGTGGGAGTTGTCCCGTCTGGTCCGCCGCGACGATGTCGACTGCCAATTGACCGGCCTGATTTCATCGGCAGTGCGCTACATCAAACAGACCGGACGGATGGACCTGCTCGTTTCATTCGCCGATCGGACACAAGGCCACCATGGCGGCATCTACCAAGCTGCGTCGTGGAACTACGCCGGGAAGCGTGGCGCACGGATGGACGGCGTCGTAGTCGACGGGGTGTTCGTGCCCGGGAGGTCAGCGAACAGCCGTTGGGGCACACGATCCCCGGGACGCCTACGCGCTCTCGGCATCGAAGCCACCCCCCACATGGACGAAGGCAAGTACCTGTATTGGAAGCCGTTGACCAAGTCGGGTGCGCGCAAGGCTGCCAGATTGGGGCTGGGGTCGTTCTCATACCCGATGCCAGACGCCGCATGACCCTCACAGACGCCGCCGCCCGCTACCGCGTCGCCTACGACGCCTACCACCAGGCCGCAGAGCACGCCATCGCCACACGCCGCGACGGGTGGACCCGCGACGCACACAAGGCCAACGCCGCCGCACGGACCGCACGCAAGGCGTGGGAGGCCGCCCGCGACGAGCTCGTGGCCGCGGCGCTCGAGCACGAATGCGAGGCGAGGTGAAAGCGCCGTTTCCGTGGTTCGGCGGCAAGCGGCGAGTCGCCCCCGAGATCTGGCAGGCGTTCGGTGACGTCGACAACTACGTCGAGCCGTTCGCCGGGTCGCTCGCCGTGCTCCTTGAACGCCCCGCATGGCACAAGGCTCGCGCCGAGACAGTCAACGACGCCGACCAGTTCCTCGCCAACTTCTGGCGCGCCCTCGCGCACGACCCCGAAGCGGTCGCACGTTGGGCGGACTGGCCCGTCAACGAAGCCGACCTGTTCGCCCGCCACCTGTGGCTCGTCAACACCGGCCGGGAACGGCTCGCCAGCATGGACACCGACCCCGACTTCTACGACGCCCAGGTCGCCGGCTGGTGGGTGTGGGGCATCTGCGCCTGGATCGGCTCCGGATGGTGCTCCGGGACTGGACCGCACACGCTGGACACCGTGGGCAAGCGTCCCCACCTCGGCAACGCCGGGCAGGGAGTCAAACGCAAGCTTCCCCACCTCGGCAACGCCGGGCGTGGAGTCAACCGCCAGCGTCCCCACCTCGCCGACGCCGGGCAGGGAGTCAACCAACCAGACGGGCCGGAAGCGTTCACGGCCGGCGGCTCCGGCGCACCACCCAGCCCGTGGACGAACCCACTCCCCGACCTTCCCGCCACCTACGGCTACCTCACCGCGCTCGCCGAACGCCTCCGAAACGTCCGCGTCTGCTGCGGAGACTGGACCCGAGTCGTCACCCGCGGGGCACTCAACTACGGCGCCACCGTCGGCGTCCTCTTGGACCCGCCCTATCTCGGCGACGTCCGCACGTCGGACCTCTACGCCACCGACGACCACCACATCGCCGAGGACGTGCGCGAGTGGGCCATCGCCAACGGCGACAACCCACGGCTCCGCATCGCACTCTGCGGCTACGAGCCCGAGCACGTCGACTACATGCCGTCCAACTGGCGCATGCACGCCTACAGCGCGTCCAGGAGCTATGGCTCGTCGGCCGGGGGCGGGGTCAACGACGCCAACCGGGCCTTGGAGCGCATCTGGTTTTCGCCGCACTGCCTCAGCACTCAAGGCCAGGGCTCCCTGTTCGGGGACGCCGCATGACCCCGCCGCCGCGCTTCCCGTGGCACGACCCGGCCGACGCCCTCGACGCACTGCGCGCCGGCACGTTCTGGGCCCGAACCCGACGCTGGGCCGACCACATGGACACATGGCTCGCCACCCCGAGGCCGCCGCTCGGACGGCAGACCGACACCGACGAGCAGGAGGCCGCATGACAACCTCGACATGGCGCTGCGCCAACGGCCACACGTCCTGGTCGCCACGCCGGCTCGAACAATGTCCACACGGCAAATGCGGGGCGCCCGTGCAGTGTGTGGCGGGGCCGATGAAGGCGAAGGGCGGGAAGTGACACGCGCGCGCAACCCGGCTGGACAATCACAACCATGTGGGACAATGGGGGCCGACAACGTTAGAAGCCCCCGCACCGCTGACACGGCCGGGGGCATGGCACCGACCCGCTGGGAGGTCAGCACATGTCCGACGATACGCCCGAACCGCCGGAAGCGTCAATGACGCACGACCGGGACTGGGACGAGCACACGCCCGAGGAACCGGACTGGCTCGTCGACCAACGCGCCGAAGCCGCACGGCACGCCGCCGACAACGACGACTGGTGGCACATCACCCAACGCGAGCAGGCCGACCGTGAGGCGACGCAGATCACCCCGGCGGCACCCGAGCCCACCGAGGACGAGCCCGAGCCGATCACACCCGAAGGCAAGATCCGCGCCGCCCTCATGCGGGGAGACGCCATCTGTGACGTCCCGCCACCCGAACCGCTCATGGGTGAGATCCTGTCCAAGGACTCCGTCGCAGTGCTCTACGGCCGGCCAGGTGGTGGCAAGTCCCTTCTGGCGCTCGACTGGGCGCTGTCCCTGTCGGTCGGCAACTGGTGGAACGGCCACGAACTCAAGCAGGGCAACGTCCTGTACGCCCTCGCCGAGGGGGTTCGAGGAACCGGCCCCAGGGTCAAGGCATGGAAGCAGCACAACCGCCACAACATCCCGCTTCCGGACGGGTTCGTGTGGCTGCCGCTGGCGTTCGACCTGCGGGAACCGTCGTGGGCCGGGCCACTGGCTCACGTCGCCGCCGACCTCACGCCTTCCCTGGTGGTCATCGACACACTGAACCGCTACGCGCCAGGCACCGACGAGGGGCCCGCCGACATGGGCAAAATCATCTACGCCGCCGACCTCATCAAGCGCATGACCGGGGCGTGCGTGCTCATCGTCCACCACTCCGGCAAGGACGCTTCCGCAGGCGCACGGGGGCACTCATCGCTCTTGGGCGCGGTGGACACCGAGCTGGAGTTGCTATCAGCCGAGCGGATCTTGACCCTTCACGTCACCAAACAGAAGGACGGTGAGGACGGCCAGAAGTTCCGCCTCAAGATGGCGCAGTGCGCCGAGTCGGTCGTGCTCGTGCCCGACGACGGAACCGTGGACGACGACGATCTCCCCGGGTCGGCGCAAGATGTGCTCGAGGCCCTGGCCGAGGTCGCCATCCCCGGCGGAGTGCCGGCGGGCGTGTGGGCCGCATCCTGCCCCGACATCGCAGAGCGGACCTTCTACCGGGCGCGCAAGAAGCTACTTGGGCTGGGCCTGGTGGTGAACGTGGGAACAACGTCCAGGGCGCTCTACACGCTGGCGGAGCTTCACCAGCCCACGAACGAAAGTGGCCGAGATGCAGCGTGATTACTGCCACTCGGCCCTGGCGGCGTTACTGCCACCGATGACAAGCACTGCCACCCACTGCCACTACGACCTCGTGCTCGTGGCAGTAGCAACAACCCCACGATTCAAGGGTTTCCGAACGGTTACTGCCACTGCTGCCACCCACTGCCACCCACCGGGTCACTTACTGCCTGCCACTGCCAGGGTCTTTAGCCCTGGCAGCGTGGCAGTGACCGGGTGTCGGCAGTGGTCAGGAGAGACATGAAATACGACTACCGGATCGTCTTTCAGCGGGCCGGATGGATTCAGCCCCAGCACAAGATCTTCCACACAGAGGACGCACTGCACCGCCACCTCGACAAGCTCCGTGGTGACGACCGGCACGACCTCGACCACATCATCCGACTCGACGTTTACCGCCGACCCGTCGGCGAATGGGAGATCTGGAAGCCATGAAACCCCCCACCGTCGCCCACCTCCTCGCCATCCTCAACGACATCAACTACCGCGCCCTCGAGGCCGAGCTCGACAACGACCGGCGGGGCGCACCACGCGCCGCCAGCCTCGAACCCCAACGGGGCCACGGCGTGTCCGACCCCGTGGGCGAGGCCGCCACCCACGGGGTCGACCACGAGGAGACCGACCACCACGTCATCTACCGGCGCCACATGGACGCCGCCTACCGGGCCATCCTCGCCATCGCGGCGCTGGCCGAGGCACGCACCCCAACCCACCAGCCACGACGGGCCACCATCGCCGCCGACACCCGACCGTGCCACCTCCACGACCGGGCCAGTGCCACCACCCAGCACCACCAGGGCGCGCACCGCACCGACCTCGGGTCGTTCCTCGACAAGCCCTTGCCCCAGCCGGCCGACGTGTGCGAAGCGTGCTACCAGTTCGCCCGACGAGCCGGCCGCGTGCCGACAAACGACGAGCTGGTGCGCCACGACCGGTCGGGCCGGTGGTCGCTACGGTCCACCCGTGCCAGTGTGTTCAGCGCCGAGCAGATCGTGGGCGAGTGGGAGCAGCGGGGAGACGTGGCGTGAGTCTTGACAATCTTGACAACGGGAGAAATCCCCACGGTCATTGGCATCCGGCCGAACGTGTGCTACGGTCTCGCTAGTTGGTCGGTCCCGTCCCAAGCGGCGGGACCGTTGCGCGTCCGAGCCACGGCGAGGGGAGGACACATGACCACCCGGCCGTGCCTCAACTGCGGCACCCCCACCACCAAGACCAGGTGCCCCCGCTGCACCAGCTGGCAGAACCGTCAACGAGACCAGAGACGAGGGGGATCGACGCAACGGGGGTACGGTTCGAGGTGGCGGGCGGTCTCACGCCCGGTGTGGCAGGGGAAGCCCTGCAGCTACTGCGGTGCCCCGGCCCAGGGTGCCG